ACAAGAGACTCTATAACTCCTTTATACATTCTTGGCGCTACTGCTACATAATTAGGTATTGCGTGTTGCGATGAAGACTTAGGCCTTACCATGTTTTTCGCAAGCTCCCATTTTAAAATTATGTTTGTTCCCATTACCATAACACCATCATACCAAACATCAATAGTTTTTTCAACCTTTTCAAAATTTCCATCTTCCATCATTTCATCAGGTGGATTAAAACCATCATCTTTTTCAATCATTCTTATGTTTCCATTTTCATTTATTTTTTTCTTATAAACCATTTTCTTAGTGGTTTTATAATTAAAATACATCAATGTACAAGTGTCACGATAAAATATATCGTTTTCATAAAACTGAGCAACGTTGAAATAATCATACCAGCTTTGTGAATATTTAGATATTTTATCTAAATCTTCATTTGTTAGGGTAGGGTCAATCTTAATAAGTTCAGCAATTGGAACTGTTTTAATTTCACCCCAATAAAAACAATCTTTAAAATGAGGATCTTCTGTATAACTGTACACAACATTAGCCGGGTCTACATAAGAAACATTTACACCAGCTCCTGGTAGAAACTCGTGTTTTGCTACAGCCATACCCGTCACCATCATGTCGTAATCTAATCGCTTACGTATATCATTATAATGATTCTCGGCAAACATTGTGTCAATCGCCTCTTCTTCAGCAATCTCTATGGCTGGTTTGTAATTTAAATTCATGTAAAGCGATAACTCTTCGTCGCTTGCTGGTAATTCATCAGGGTTCATTATAAAAGGATCAAACCCTGTATTTTTTTGTACTATCTCAAGAACGTCTTTTGCAGCCATTTGTCCTTCAATCATTTCTTGATACTTGCTTCTTTTTGATTGCGATAAAGCATCCTGAGCATAAGCTTTTACTTTGAAAAGTCTATCAGACATACCATTTACAACAATGTCAACGAATTTTGGAATTATAGGAACTGGAGTCCAGTCTAAATTTAGGTAAGATAAATCACCATCTACGGCTAATTCATTTTTATATTTTGCTATTGATTGTTCACCTCTTGCATACAGGCGTAATCTATTAAAGTCCCTCCACTGACTATAGTATCTACATCCGTTAGAATCCTTACGAAACCATTCATATTGAATAGCCTGCCCTATTTGTAATCCAAACTCGTCAGTTGCTTTCTCAGCATCAGACACGAACTGACTAGGGAATCCTACAGATGAAATGTTTATGTTTACCTCTTTCATCTAATTAATTCACTTAATGTTCCTTTATTATTATATGTTGCAAAGTTAAGACTTATTTTTGATTGTTTTTTCTCTGGAAGATAAACATTCTTTTGGTTTGCCATTATTGCTAAGCCAGAACTAATACTTGCATCAAACTTGGTTCTAGCGCTAATATCAAATCTTGCCCAATCTTCTAGGGTTCTAGTAAAATATACATTGCCCATTTCATCCATAGGTCGATTGACACCTTCCAAATCTATACCTACATGTTTCTCTATGTAAGATTCTATAGCTGCTGCGTGTGATTGTTTTACATCCTCTGATGTATTAGGTATACCCCCCAGCTCTCTTTCTGTTTTGGAAAGTTTATTGTAGTGTTTGTCAGGTCTATTCATGCTAAAACCTCTATATCCCCTGTTTTTAAAATGATATAAGAGTCTGGGTTTGTTATTCTCAACTAGTATTGGCATTCCATAAAATACACAAGCCATTAGCACCTCTTCAAAAAATATCTCAGCTGTTTGTGGTCTTGCAACATATTCTAAAAAAAATTCATTACTAGGCGCTTCTTCCATATTATACTTAGTTAAACCATGTAGAGCTCCATTAGATCCTCCACCACCCACTGTACCAGATATATCATAAGAGTCACAGCCAAATGCACCTATATGTTCGTTGACTGGAAAATATATACCATGTTTCTTTATTTTTTTATTAGATAATCCTTTGTTAGGCGTCCAAGATACTTTAAACCTACCTCTTGAATCTGGTGTCCATATTACTTCTGAATCTTTTACACCATCTTTCCAATAAAATCTACCCCTAGTTACGTGATGTTCCATAATAAGTGAATCATTGTAATCTATCTGCTGATAAATTTTGGTTAGGTTAAATAAAGAAGATTTACTTTCATCTCTAAATGCGTGAGACTCTGTTCTTGGAAACTGTCTATAAAATTCATTTAATGCGTCAGCATCTTTCTTTAATGAATCTACCTCTGCTTCCCAGTAATCTATTGCTCCATTTGTAATCCACTCATCATCTACACCTCTGACTTTTTTTTCTGGCTTTCTAAAGACTGGCATACCAAACCTATCAATAAAACCTTCCATATTCCACTCCATTGGAATAAAAAGTGAATATAATCCTGATTTAGTTTGACCGTTGGCGTTTCTTGTCTCAATGCTAGAATCTTCAAATAACTTTTTAAAATTCTCACCACCTTTGCTCAGCGCATTTGACGTAGAACCCATCATACATTTACCTATAATTTTACTACCCAATCTTAAACAAGTTTTAGTAACACGCCAGTTATTTTGAATGTTATTCGGCTTGAGCCACTTACCTGATTCATCATGTACAAGCAGTAATAGTTTCTCACCATCATAAGAGTTATCATCTGTATTCTTCCAGTCGATTGTTGTATCTAATCCCGTTAACTCTTCATCCATAACTTCGTGCATATTCTTTTTAGTAATCTTAGATGCAGGAACTCTAAACGCTAATTCAGTTTTTGGTTTATCCATACCGTCTTGTATAGGTTTAAAAAAGAATGGAAGTCTATTGGCAATAGGAACAACTTTATCAGTAAACATTTTTTTTGCATCAGATCCTGTTTTAGATAGAATACCAACCCTAGAATCTCGGGCAAGTGTTCCAGTGTTAACACACTCAGACGACCCCATGAAAGAAAAACCTGAACGTCTTATCTTAAGATAATCCATGCCAAAACATCTCTTGTCTGCCTTACAAGCCTCCCAGTATAAAAAGAATATTCTATTAGCTTCTCTGTAGTCAGGATACCCAACATCAATACTTGTCCACTGTAGATACATATAATGCGAACCTGTTATGTATGTAGGTTTGCTATTATTATAAAACCAGAAACCTAACTCTCTTCTATCAAACTCTGATTCTATATAATCAACCCATTTGTTTTTAAAAGCTGGAGGTCTGTCGTTCCATTGAAAGATAGAATTTATCCTAGACAAATCTCTAGGTAGTTCTTCCCTCTCCCAAAACTGTTCCTTTTTATCTGAATCTCTTTTGTATATTTTTTTTGGAGTTGGTGGCAACGCTATTGGTAAACCATTAATTGAAATAATATCTCCTATCTGTCCAGACTTAGATATAATTACTATATCATATTTTTCATTATACCCATAGAGCCAAGTTTTAGAGTTATTTTTTCTTTTGTAAACTCCGCTAGGCACATAGTCCTTTAATAATCTATATAGTTTATTTTGATCTTCTTTCTGCAAACCCTTGCTTTGTATTTGTTTTATCTATTTGTCCTCCAGAGTTTATTACCTCTTCCTCTGAATCAATTTTATTTAGTATTTCAAAAGCATCGAATATAGCTAGCTTTTTTGTAGCTGCTGCGTTCTTTAATCTATCCGCTGCTAATTCATCATCAGGGTCAGGCTTTATAATATCTTCTTTAGCAACTTTAATTAGTTGCTCTACAGCTCTACGACCTGCGTGTATAATTTCTTTTTTTAAATCTTCTGACTTCATAGTTTCATTGTAATTTGATGGTCAAACATTCTGTATAGTTTCTCATCATCAACCGTAAACTCATACTCACTGTTAGGCTTGAATGATATTCTGTCACCACTCTTGACCCCTTGTGAAGATAAATATTTATTTGGGTATTTCATAATACCAATAAGAGGCTCTTCTCTACCAAGCTTCATTATAAATGATTCTTCCACAGGCACAGGCTTTACAAAACAATACCTGTCATGACATATCCACTGATCATTATGTTTATACATAAAAAATTGGTCATGCTCTATAAAGAATAAATCATCTTTGAAAAAACTCTTGCCGCTTTTCTGTCTACCCTTCATATCATTGTAGAACTTAAATACATTATGGTGTACTAAAAGTAAATCTCCTACTTCTATCTCTCCGTCATAACCCAGAGGTGTAGCTACCACTATGCCCTGTCTGTTAGAAGCCATGTGGTTTTCTTCCGAAGTACTTGTTATAAAATTCATACCATCTATATTTTTTGTGTTGGTATATCTTTTATCATCAAGTGGTTTAACGATAAAATAAAAAGGTGACCTCATTAAAAGTTTATATTATATTCTATTGATACTGGCATGTTTGAATTAAACTCTTTCCAGAGTAATATCTCTCCTTCTCTTTGTATCCAGATTTTTATACTATCACTTCTCTCTACATATTGTATTAGGTGAATAAAGTACTTGCCGCCTAATACCTCTTGGCCTACTATATAGTGCATAGCATCAGACTTATAGTTTGACCCTATTGAGATTTTACGAATATCCATTTGATTAAATTTAATTAATACAAAGATATAAATAAATTACCTGCCTTGACCCCTGTATTTTTTCTTGTAAGCTGTTTGACTTCGACTAGCGTTTTTACTATGAACACCAGGTCTTTTTTTCTTAGGTCTTTCTATGTAAGCGTAGACTATATTACGAGCCATTCTTTTGAATTGATTTAAATTTCTCCGCCCCCCTCGAACCGAAGTATGCTACATAAACTGTAATTAATAAAGATTTCAGAAGATCAACCCAGCCGCTATCAACATCAAACCATCCACCTGTTGAGTCTACGAATATTAATAATACCATTGATACAGTAAGAAATACTAATGTAAGTGGCCTTGTGTTTTTCGAGAGCCACGAATCACTTTGCATGTCGCTCTGCCAACGTTTAGTTACCTCTTGCATTTCTACCGTGTCTTGATGCAGTAAAGCTAAAGCTTTTTCTTTGTCTTCTGCTGGAAGCACAGGGTCTTTCTTAATTAAGTTTTTAACTACCCCCATTATACCTTTATCTGGAAGCACTTCTCCAAAAGAATCTATAATAGATGAACCAGCTCCTGATAAGAACTGACCTACTTTTGTTTCTTTAAATTTTTTCTTCTTACTCATATTACCATGTATTTAGTTTTGCCATTATCCTTGTAAGCTTTTAAACATCTATTTCTATTTTCATCAGGACTTACATACGAGACGTGTACCCAGTCAGGATTATTGTCATCTCCAAACTCCCATATCATCTGGTCAAAACTTATGTTTTCTTTTATGTGTTTAAACATCTCAGCGTTGGATTTTACACCAAATGTATCATCTATATCCATTGCTCTGCCTTGACAGTGCTGAGATGATTCACTTCCACCTATTGCTGTGTTAAGCTCTGGACTTCTAAAAAAAGAATTTATTTTGATAGGCCCACCTACCCATTCTCGAAGTGGTTCAAACACATGCTTAGCTACAGCTTCCATATTAGTAAGCTGATATTGGTTGGGTGTATTATCTATGTTACGCCTAAGCGCTGTATTAGATTTTACTCCTTCTTTATAAGATATATGTTTGCTTATTTTTTTAATAATTGATAAGTTTTAATAATCGTATACACTAAGGTAGCAACTATTAAAAGACCTTGCAAGACTTGATTTATCTCTGCTACGCTAATTACGTAAACAGCCACACCAAGTATTGTAGGTTCAAAATCTGACATTATTCCTCAGTAGTTATTTCATCCCAGGCTTGAGTTTCCTCATTCCAAGAATATATTTTATCATTCTCTGGCATTGGTGTTGGAGCTTGCCAATCAAAATTATCGTCCAATGACCAGCTTGGGTAAGGCTGAGGTGCTATAAACACATCATTATCTGAATCGTAAGTAAACCCTACTCCGGCAAACTGTTTTCTTATATTATTATTGTAAGAAGTTTGCACCCAATTAGAGTGACCGAAAAGAGAAACACAAAAGCCAATGCCCTTAGCTTCGCTTTCTGTTTCCCCATCCATAAGCTCATTGTTGTGTACAACAATTACTTTGGTTACTACATTATTTTCATCAAGTTCTGCAAAATGTGCCATAATTTAAATTTTAACTGTGAACATAAGTTCCACTACCTGTATAAGTTAATATTGTTTCACTTCCATCTGTTGTCACGGTTGGTGAACCAGTCGTTGTTCCTGAATAATCTGATGTGTTCATTCTAAGTATTACAACTCCAGAACCTCCGTTACCACCACCTTGAGTGGTATAATTAGCGTTGTTCGTCCAAGAACCTCCACCACCTCCACCACCGGTGTTTGCTGTACCTGCGTTAGCTCCTGCATCTCCACCACCACCAATTCCTCCAGATGAAGCTGAACATCCAGAAGCAAAACTAACTCCACCAGCACCACCCCCTGCATAATAAGTTGTAGTTCCTGTAATTGGTACGTTAAGTCCTGGGCCTCCATTTGCTCCACACGAACCTGCAGTAGAACTTAATCCAGCTCCACCAGCACCTCCACCA